CTGCAGGCTGCGTGCAGGGCAGCAACGCCAACCCGGGCACCCAGGCTGCGCCCAAGCGTGACCTGGCCGGCATCAACGTCAACACCCTGGCCGGTGGCACCTCGCTGCTGTTCGCACGCGGCGGCTCGTGGAACTTCGCGCTGGAGGTGGACAACCGTGTCGTGACCGAGGCCGCGCCGCTGACCTTCGCCGACTACGGCGCTGGCCCGCTGCCGCTGCTGCGCACGCCCAGTGGGAACACCTTCACCTTCGGCCGCTACAACAACGGCGTGATCGACGGCGGCTACGTGTTCCGCAACCTGCGGTTCGATGGCGCTGGCACGGGCGCCCAGGGTGCGATGGTCCAGGGCGGCACGCGCGGCGTGGTGTTCGATGGCGTCGAGGTCTCGGGCTTCAACATCGGCATCCACATTCAAGGCCAGGCCACCGGCCCCAACGACCGGCTGACCATCCGCAACTCGTTCATCCACCACAACGCCGAGCACGGCGTCCTGGGCGCCGGTAACGCGGACTTCGTGTTCGAGGGCAACCGCGTCGAGGACAACAACCCCAGCGGCGGCGGCTTCGAGCACGGCACCTACTTCAGCCCCGGCCCCATCGAGGCCCGCAACGCCCGCATCGTCGGCAACGTCTACCGGCGCAACAGCGCGCCCGGCGGCGTGTGCGACGGCGGCAACATGACGCTGCACGGCATCTGGGACGGCCTGCTGATCGAGGGCAACACCGTCGAGCAGGCCGACGCATCGGGCGGCTGCTACGGGCTGTCCATCACGGCCGGGTACAGCACGGTCGAATACTTCCGCAATACCACGGTGCGCAACAACACCACGGTGAACGTCGGCAACTGCTCCGTGTGCATCTCGGCCGCGCCGGGCATCCTGGTCGAAGGCAACCGGGCCATCGACACGCGCCCGACCGGCAGCCAGGTCGGCGTGCTGATTCCGGCCACCGCGCTGTCTGCGGGCGACGCGGTCGACGGTGGCGCGGTGATCCGCAACAACACGCTGTGCCAGAGCACGGCCAAGGCCGGCAGCGAGGTCGTGCGCGCGCCCAGCGCGGGGTCGATCGACGGCAACGTCCACCAGACCACTGGCACCTGCGCGAGGTAAGCATGTTCGACGCTGACCGCTGGACCGAGATGCTGCGCACGCTGGGGTGCTCCTCCGGCGTCGCGACGGCCTGGGCGCCGGTGTGCGCCGAGTTCCTGGTGCCCGAGCGCTTCAGCCTGGGCCGCGAGGAGATCGACGACTTCCTCGCGCAGATCATCCACGAGAGCGCGCACCTGTCGCGCCTCGAAGAGAACCTGCGCTACAGCGCGCAGCGCCTGACCCAGGTGTGGCCCAGCCGCTTCCCCACGGTCGAAGCAGCCACGCCGTTCGCCTACAACCCCGTCGCGCTGGCCGAGAAGGTCTACGGCGGGCGCATGGGCAACGACCACCCGGGCGACGGATGGTTGTACCGCGGCCGCGGCCCGATCATGCTGACCGGCGCCGAGGCCTACGAGCTGGCGCAGGTCGAGACCGGCCTGGCCCTCGTGGACAAGCCCGAGCTGGCGGCCACCCCTCGGGGCGGCATGCTGGTGTCGATCGCCTGGTGGGAGCGCCGCATCCCCGACCACCTGATCGGCAACGTCGACCTGGTCTCGCGCCGGGTCAACGGCGGGTCCAACGGCCTGGCGGAGCGCCGCACCCTTGCCGCGCTGACCGACCAACTCATTCATCAAGCATGATCGCGGCACAGGAGCCCACCATGCCCTTCTCACTCGCAAGTCCTCGGAGAAAGACCATGACCGAACCCGTCTCGAACAGCGCCGCCGGCGTCTTCGCCTGGAAGCTGCTGGGCCTGTCTGCGCTCTTGAGCGCCGGTGTCCTCGGTGCCGTCTTCATGGCCGCCTTCGACCCGCCGAAGGACCGCAAGACCCTCTTCTTCCAGGGCGCGGTGGCCGGCACGTCCAGCCTGATCTTCGGGCCGATCCTGGTGAAGTGGCTCGACTCCCAGGTCGACTGGATCAACCTGGCGGCTGCCACGCAGCTCGAAGTGCTGGAAGTGGCCGCCCCCGTGTACCTGCTGACCGGCGCGCTGTCGTGGGGCGTGTTCGCCGCCATCGCCAAGCTGCGCGGCATCATCCGCGACCGCGCGGCCGACGCCGCCGCTGGCAAGCTCGGCCTGTAGCAGAATTTGCACGGCGCTGCAACGACCCACACCCTGATAGCGTTGTGGCAATGCCACAGTGCTCTTTCATAACCCGCTGAATCGTGGCTCTCCCCCCGCACGTTTACACGAGCGAGGCCTGGGCTCTCGTAGCGCAGCATCTGCGCGAAGAGATCGCCAAGGCCCAGCTCGCGCTGGAGGCTCCCGCCGATGAACGCAAGAGCGACCGCCTTCGTGGTCGCATCGCGTTCGCGCGGCAGCTTCTACAGGATGCCGAACCCTCGCGCATCCCGCCCCTGGCGCCCCCGGTCGACTACTGACCAGGCTCGCCGTTCAACCACCGAGGAGACCTCTCTTGTCCGCCACCCCGAACCCCGAGACCCCTGACCAGGGCACCGATGCCCAGGCCGAATGGGACAGCCTTGTTGCCGAACGCTCCGACCCGGGCTCCGCTACCGCGGCCCCCGAAACGCCGGACCCGATCGCGCAGGCCCCCGATCCGCAGGAGTCCGCACCCGCGCCCGCCCCGGCCGCGCCCACGATGGAGCAGTTGCTGCACAGCATGCAGGAGCTGCAGAACCAGGTGAAGCGCGCCGAAGGTCGCGTCAGCTCGCTGCAGTCCGATCTGGCCAAGCAGCGCAGCGCCCCGGCGGAAGTGCAGCCCACCACCGAGCAGGTCGCTCTCGCGATCGAAGACCCGGAGGAGTGGAAGAAGCTGCAGGACGAGTTCCCCGAATGGGGAGTCGCGATTCAGAAGAAGCTGGATGCCACCACCCAGGCCATGCTGAAGCGCTACGGCGCGCAGTCGACCGAGGTGAAGCAGGAAGTCCTCGACGCCGCGGTGTCGCAGGCCCTGGAGGCTCGGGAATACGCCCGCCTGGAGCGCGCGCACCCGGCCTGGAAGTCCCTTACCGCGACGCCCGCGTACCAGAAGTGGTTCAGCGAGCAGCCCGCGAAGGTGCAAGCCCTGGCTGAAAGCCCGTACTCCGAGGATGCGATCGCGTTCTTCGACAAGTTCAAGACCGACACCGGCGGAGTCCCCTCGACGAACAACGCAGCGGAGTTGCAGGCCCGCAGGCAGCAAGTGCTGCAGACGAGCGCAACGACCACTCCCCGACGACCGGCAGCCCCGAGGGCTGCTTCCGACCAGGACCTGACCGCCGGCGAAATCTGGGCGCAGGAACTGGCCCGCAGGAACAAGCGCTGATGCGCTAAGGAATCACCATGCAGAACTACTCCACCGTCTCTTCGCGCAATCTGATCCGCGCCGCGATGGACATGCTCGAACACGCCGGCACGGTCACCGTGCTGGGCGACTTCGGCACCCAGCGCGAGATGCCCCGCAACCAGACCGACACGCTGGTCTTCCGTCGCGTGCTGCCGTTCGGCGCCGTCGCCGCGGGCACCACGCTCGAAGGCACGTCGCGCTACGTCGGCACCCCGGTGGTGCAGCCGTCGCAGTTCCTCCTGGCCGAAGGCACCACGCCCACGCCGAACACGATCACCTTCCAGGACATCACCGTCACCCTCCAGAACTACGGCATCCTGTACAAGTACAGCTCGAAGGTCGAGCTGATGTACGAGGACGACATCCCCGGCGAGATGGTCAAGCAGACCGGCGAGACCCTGGGCGAGGCGATGGAGCTGGTGCGCTACGGCGTGCTGAAGGCCGGCTCGGTGGTGATCTACGGCAACGGCACGACCCGCGCCGGCGTGAACACCGCGATCAGCCTGAACGTGCTGCGCAAGGCCGCCCGGACCCTGGAGTCCAACCGCGCCAAGAAGGTCACCCAGCGCATCGCGCCGAGCGTGAACTTCGAGACCGCCCCGATCCAGCCGGCGTTCATCGTGTTCGTCCACACCGACATGGTGGCCGACGTGCGCAACCTGCCGGGCTTCGTGAAGGTCGAGGAGTACGGCAGCTTCAAGCCGGTCCACGATCGCGAATTCGGCTCGTGCGAGGACTTCCGCTTCGTGTCCTCGCCGCTGCTGGCCCCGTTCCTCGCGGCCGGTGCCGCGGTGGGCGTCTCGGGCATGCTGTCGGTGGGCGCGGCCAACGTGGACGTGTACCCCTCGATCGTGCTGGCCGCGGACGCCTGGGGCCAGGTCGCGCTGAAGGGCATGAAGGCGGTCACGCCGACGGTCCTGAAGCCCTCGACCGTGAACCACGCCAACCCGCTGGGCATGTTCGGCTACGTGGGCGCCAACACCTGGTTCGCCGCGGTGCGGCTGAACGAGGCCTGGATGGCGCGCATCGAGACCGGCGTCACGGCTC